AAAGGTAATTTCTTTGAGTCAAGGACTGTTGAGTATCAGAAAGCAAAGTTGAACGAAACATTGTCCTTTACGGATGACTTTTAATTGATTATTTTATAAAATTATGATGTCACTAAAAATTAAAAAACGTAGTGGGGAAGATGCGTCTTTTAACCCACAGAAAATATATAATAGAATTAAACGAGCGGCCAAAGGACTCAACATTAATTCTGATGAAATTTTTATTAAAGTAATTACCTCAGTACCAACTGAGGGGGAGATTACAACAAAGGAACTTGATAAGTTAATCTATGAAATTGCCGCAGCATTTACAGGCAGTCATCATGATTATTCAAGACTTGCGTCATCGGTGGCAATTTCGGCCTACCATAAAGAGACTGATGCAAGTTTTTCTAGCACAATGATGACCCTATATGATGAAGGGGTTGTAAGTGAGCAATTCATTAATATGATTAATGAATATGGTCCATCTAATGTTGATGAGGTTATCAATCACGATAATGATTATAACTTTGATTACTTTGCTTGGCGTTCATTACAAGAGATGTATCTTTTAAAATTACCAACTGGTAAAACAATTGAAAGACCTCAGCATATGTATATGCGTGTTGCAATATGGGTAACCAAATCATTTGAGCAGGCAGTTGAATACTATAAGTCTTTATCAAGTCAACTTATTTCACCGGCAACACCAATTATGATTAACGCTGGTACAAAAATTCCACAACTTGCTTCTTGTGTATTACATTACAATGATGCTGATTCTCGTGAAGGTCTTTTGAATACAATGAGAGACATCTCAACATATTCATCAGACGCTGCTGGAATCGGACTATCTATGTCAAATATTCGTAGTAAGGAAAGTCGTATTACATCTTCAGGTGGATTTGCCGGTGGTCTACTGAAATACTTAAAGATTGTTAATGAGTCACTTAGATTCTTTAACCAACAAGGTCGTCGTCCTGGTTCTGCGGCAATTTATTTGGAACCTTGGCACAAAGATATCTTTGACCTACTTGATATTAAAAAGAATACAGGTGCTGAAGAACTTAGAGCAAGAGATTTATTCACAGCTCTTTGGATTCCTGACAACTTTATGAACGCTGTTAGAAGTAATAGTGATTGGTATTTGTTCTGTCCTAACGATATTAAGAAGGCTGGGGTGAAAGCACTTCAAGAATGTTTTGGAGATGAATACGAGGATAACTATAACAAAGCGGTATCACTCGGTATTGGAAAAAAGGTTAAGGCTCAAGAAATTTGGAACAAGATTATTGAATCCCAAATTGAAACTGGTGTTCCTTATCTTTGTGCAAAAGACAGTGCAAACAGAAAGACAAATCATCAAAACATTGGTGTAATTAAACAATCTAACCTTTGTAATGAGATTTACCAATACACTGATGAGAACACAACCGCTATCTGCACCTTGTCCTCAATGGTGTTGAAAAACTTCATTAAGGATGGAGTGTTTGACCACCAACTACTATATAATGAGACTCGCAAAGTTGTAAGAGCCCTTAACAAAGTTGTTGACATTAATAACTATTCTACTGAGAAAGGTAGAAAGGGTGGACTCGAACAGAGAGCAATTGCAATTGGAACCCAAGGACTTGCAGATGTATTCTATTTGATGGATTACATTTTTACATCTGATGAGGCTCGCAAACTTAACAAAGAAATATTTGAAACAATTTATTTTGCAGCTATCACCGAAAGTTGCTCACTTTGTAAGTCAGGTGAATATGACTCATATAGTTATTTCAACGGCTCACCAATGTCAAAAGGAGATTTCCAATTTGATATGTGGGGACTTAATGAAGATAACTTATCAGGTAGATGGAACTGGGCTTCATTAAAAGAAGAAGTTAAGGACTATGGAGTATGTAACTCATTATTTACGGCTCAAATGCCTGTGGCATCATCAGCTAAGATTACAGGGTCATACGAAATGACAGAACCAGCCCACTCGGCAATTTTTAACAGAAGAGTTGTTGGTGGAGAAATTATGATTGTTAACAAGTATTTGATTAACGATTTTGAAAAGATTGGAATTTGGGGAGAAGACCTAAAGAACGAAATTATTCTAAATGAAGGTTCGGTTCAAGGGATTAACTTCAACAATTATCTTGACCCTGAAGACAGAAACTATAATAAGAAAGTTAAAAGAATCGAACATCTAATTCCAAAGTATAGAACAATTTGGGAAATTTCTCAGAAAGAATTGATTGAAATGGCGGCTGATAGAGCACCATTTATTGACCAATCTCAGTCTATGAATATCTATATGGGTAATCCAACATTGTCAAAGATTTCATCATCTCACTTCTATGGATGGGAAAAGGGACTAAAGACACTTTGTTACTATGTTAGAACAAAGGCTATTTCAACGGGAGCGAAGCACTTGGCAGTCGACATATCAAAGATTAAAAAACCAAATGTCACACCCGAACCACCAAAGGTAGATTATTCATCAATGAATCTTCCACCAAAACCTGAAAATAGTGAATTTGATTGTTTTGGATGTTCATCATAAAAAATGGCAATATTAAACTCAAGTGTGGATAGTTTCAAATGTTTAGTGAGACTATCCCACTTTACTAAAAAAGAAGACGATAAAGATAAATTCCATAATGCTTATGCATTTGGAATACAATCAGTATCTGGTAAAATCTTAACATTCCATATAATGACTGATTATGGAATGTTAAGGTCTAGAGTTCCTATTTCTGAAATATTTTTTAAAGAACCAAAACAAGATATCCCATTTCATTTTAAACAACTTTGGGATTGTTTTAGTGAGAATCATTCGGTTACAAAGTTTGAATTTTTAAAAGGTAAAAGAGCTGAAGTAATCCTTAAAGACAAAACAAAAGTTTGGGTAACTTATTTAATGACAATTGATTGGTTTGATAATCCTTATTCTGATGAACCTTCCGACTACAAATGTGGCCATATCTTAGTCTCAGATGATGGGTATCTACTTTGTCAACCAAACAATAGAATTTTTTGGAAAGATTCAAATTGGGTTGTATCTGACTTCCCACTTAAAAGAGAGGAAATAAAAGTCGATAATGATTTACCGTCAGTTGAAACAAGTTCAGATAGATGGGTTTCAGAAGATTCTAATTCATATTATTATGATATTGATGAAATTGAATAGTTCCATATTTATATGATATGGCAAATGGTAAAACATATGGTGTAACGTTTCCTTTTAGGGATTCATTTGACGGAAAGTATTTAGATTTATCTGATTACGAGGATGAAGAAATCAGAAATAGTTTGATTCACTTACTTTTAACAAGAAAGGGTTCAAGATATTTTTTACCTGACTTTGGAACACGTCTTTATGAATTTATATTTGAACCTTTGGATGGTCCTACATTTAATCAAATTGAGGCTGAGATAAGGGATTCGGTTAGAACGTATATACCAAACTTACAAGTTAATAAAATATCGGTATATCCTGCAACTGATGATGAATTGGGAGGGGTTAGTGAAACTAAAACTTTTGAAATGCCAGGAAGGTCTTCTGTTGAATATACCGCTAAAGTAAAAATAGATTACACAATTACTAGTAATGTATTTAATTCTAGTGACTTCATAATTATAAATTTATAACAAAAATGGCTAATAAGCAAATTTCATATACTACAAGAGATTTTCAAAATATCAGACAAGAGCTGATTAATTTTACAAAAACTTATTATCCTGAGTTAGTAACAAATTTTAATGACGCTGCGATATTCAGTGTATTCATGGATTTGAATGCTGCGGTAACTGACAACCTTCATTATCATATTGATAGAAGTTTACAAGAAACAGTATTACAGTACGCCCAACAAAGGTCTTCAATTTATAACATTGCAAGAACTTATGGATTAAAGATACCAGGACAAAGACCGTCTGTTGCACTTGTTGAATTTTCAATTACAGTTCCAGCACTTGGGGATAAAGAAGATTTAAGATATTGCGGAATATTGAGAAGGGGAAGTCAAGTTTTGGGGGCTGGACAAGTTTTTGAAACTGCTGATGATATAGATTTTGCTGCAAATTATAACAGTAGTGGATTTCCAAACAGAAAAGTAATTCCAAACTTTAATGCAAACAGTCAGTTGATTAACTACACAATTGTAAAAAGAGAAGCGGTAGTTAATGGATTAACTAAAGTGTTTAGAAAAAGTATAGGGGATGCTGAGTCTAGACCTTTTTATGAAATATTTTTACCTGAAAAAAATGTTTTGGGAGTTACAAGTGTTTTACTAAAAGACGGAACAACCTATACAAATGTTCCATCGGCTCAAGAGTTTTTAGGTTCTGCAAATAGATGGTATGAAGTACAGGCACTTGCTGAAGACAGAATATTTATTGAGGACCCTACAAAGGCATCTGACACACCTGGTATAAAGGTTGGTAGGTATATACAAACAAATGATAGATTTATTACTGAGTTTACACCTGAAGGTTTTAGTAAATTAACTTTTGGTGGGGGTAATGTTTCATCAGACGAACTTCTAAGGGATTTTGCTAGAAACGGAACGCCGTTAGATTTATCCAAATATCAGAATAATTTTTCATTAGGTTCCACTTTAAAGTCAAATTCTACTTTATTTGTACAATATAGAATTGGAGGAGGACTTGGAACAAATGTAGGGGTAAATATAATAAATCAAATTGGTACGGTAAATTTTAATGTAAACGGACCCTCAACGACTACAAATACAAATGTAGTCAATTCATTAGGGTGTACTAATGTTACTGCGGCTATTGGAGGTGCCGGTGTACCAACAACTGAGGAGGTTAGATATTACACTACTTTTAATTTTGCTTCTCAAAATAGGGCGGTAACTATTAACGACTACGAGGCCATACTTAGAAAAATGCCGTCTCAATTTGGTTCACCGGCAAAAGTTGCAATTACTGAAGAAGATAATAAAATTAAAGTGAACATCTTATCTTATGATAGTAATGGAAAGTTAGTTCCTGTAATTTCTGATACTTTAAAGAGAAATATTGCTAACTATTTATCTAATTATAGAATGATAAATGATTACATATTTGTCACATCGGCTAACGTGATTGATTTATCATTTGATGTATCTTTAGTTTTGGATGCTTCACAAAATCAAGGAGTTATAATTTCAAATGTCATAGTTAGAATTTCAGACTTTATGAGTCCTGTTAATAGAGAGATGGGGGAAAACGTTAATATATCAGAACTAAGAAGAATAATTCAGTCTGAAAACGGTGTTATAACTATATCTGATATTTCAGTCTATAATAAAGTAGGAGGAGTATATTCCTCCTCTGAAACTTCCCAAAGATACTCTGACCCTACAACAAGAAAAATCGAATTAATAGATGATACAATTTTTGCAGAGCCGACACAGATTTATCAAGTTAGAGTTCCTGGTGAAGATATCATTATTAGAGTTAAAAATATGTCCTCAGTGAACTTCTCGTAAGGATTCATCATTTATTTTTTTAAAATTTTACTTAAACTATTTATAAAAAAAATAGTTATGCCCAATTCTTTTAGAGTTCGCACGCAGTTAGGTGCGAATCGAACGATACCTGTAAAATTAGACCAAGATTACGATTCATTAGAAATATTATCTTTAGCGATTTATCCTAATAATGTTTACACAAGAAGTTGCTCTGATTATGGAGTAATTTGTGGAAGAGTTTTTGCAAACAAAGGATATGGTGTTGTTAACGCAAGAGTTGCTGTTTTTATACCAATAAGTCCTGATGATGAAAGTAATCCGTTAATTTCAACATTGTATCCTTATAAAGGATTTGAAGATTTTAATGAAGACGGATATAAGTTTAATTTATTACCTTATACTCCTTCACACTCTGGTCACGTTGCTGTCGGTACTTTTCCTGAAAGAATTGATGCTTTAACAAACCCAACAGTTGTTGAGGTGTACGATAAGTACTATAAGTTCACCGCAAAAACAAACGATGCTGGAGACTATATGATATTTGGACTTCCATTGGGTCAACATGATATTATTATGCAAGTTGACCTTTCAGATATTGGTGAATTTTCATTAACACCTCAGGATTTGATAAGAATGGGTAGGGCAACCGAATCCCAAGTTAATGGAACAAAATTTAAATTTTCAGAAAACTACAGTGAATTACCTCAGATAGTTACACTAAAAAAAGTTGTTCAGGTTTCTTCATTTTTTGGGCAAGATGGAGTATGCCAACACTTTATA